TGGGGCGGCTGGGGCGGCTGGGATAGATCTAGCAAACGAAGCAACATCCTCAGCGGCTGGGGCGAACTGATCAAAATCCGCATCACTCATCATCGGAGGCATTGAGACGGCTGGGTCGGCTGGAGCGGCTAAGGCAATCTTTTGTTTGTCTTTAGCATGTTTTCTAAGCATAGCCTCAGACTTTTTCATATCTTTAATTTGTTTTTGTCCCTGCTCGCTTTCCGCCCATTGTGCGAACTTTCCCTTTTCTTTTTCGGACGGTATTAGTTTAAAACCAGTGACCATCGGCTTGTCGATATCAAGCGCAGCCATAGCGCCCGGAGATCCTTTACGGCCTTTTGCCATTGCCGCCCTGTAGCCGGGATAAGCGTAAGGATAATATTCATTATTTTGTGGTTTAGCGGCCTCAGATACATCGGGTTGGCGGGAATTAGTAGGAGCGCCAGATGCGCTGGGTTGATCTCCAACGACTTGACCAAAACGATTTCGGCCCGCGCCATAATTAATTCCAAGTTCTTCCCGCACTTGGCTATTTTTGTTTATTCGATCAATCAAAGTTCCGTTTTGAGCATAAACAACACTTCCACCCCTATTCAAAGCCGCCAAATTATCAGCGCCAATCTTATCAACAGCAGACTTTCTTATAACAAACTCGCCCGGAGTTAGCATAGCAGGAACAGTGTCGCTTCCAGAAATTCCACCACCGGCATTTCGACCAATGGCTTTTTTTATCGTTTGGTTTTTATTGGCTTTCTTTGAGTCAGCTACGATTTTTGCTACAGAAGCTTTATCAAGCTCTAACTCGGTAAGCGCGGGCAGTTTAATATTGTCAGATCCGCCAGTTAGTTTTGATCTATTTAATTTATTACCAAATTTTAATTGATGTCTTAAATTTTTATCTAAAAGTATATTAGGGTTTACTGCTGTTCTTTTTACTTCTATTAATTCTTTACCCTTTTTACCATCTAAAGGATTGTTTCCCCCAAATCCGGCTGGAGAAGTCATTCTGCCAGAAGCCAGCAAATAATCTTCAAAAGCATCACCCTGAGCAACAGAATTAGAACTGTTAAGAAGAGCAGATCTTTTAGAAGCAGAAAGTCTATCAACTACTTTTTTTTGTATTCTTATTTTTCTTGTTGTAATACTACTAGTAAATTTATCATTATCAGTAAACATATTTTTAGAGGTATCAAAGTTGACTCCACCTTTTTTAGATATGTTTCTTTTACCTCTGTAAATTAAGTCTTGCACCAACGCGCTATATCTTGATAGTTCTACAGCACCGCCCGTAGCATACCTATTGTTATTCATTGCATGAAGGGTGTCAGCGCCAAGCTTGTTTACGCTACTTTTCTTTATAACAAACTCGCCCGGAGTTAACATCGCTGGAACAGTGTCACGATTACCAGATCCGGGAACAACGCCACCGCGAGCAAACTTGGTGACTGGACCACGACCACTGGCCCTAGCACCAATTCCAACAAAGCTACCCAAAGCAGGAGCAAGACTTCTTCCTAGCTTCAAACCAGCCAAGCTGATAAGCATTGGAAGCAAAGGCTCAAGAGAATCTGCAATCCTAATAAACGCATTTGCTAATTCAATTCCGCCCTGAGCCAAGCTTCTAAAAGCAGAACTGTCTACAAACTTACGAATAAGAGCATCAAACTGCTGTCTTGTTTTTTCTATCTGAACACCAAGAGACTGTTGCGCGGTCTCGGCATCTTTTGCAACAGTACCGCTAGCGCCTTGAGCCACAGTCAAAGCTTGTTGAGCAGTGGTAAATTGTTGGATAAGTGGAATTACTTTACCAACCTGCCTAAATCCACCAAGGTCTTCAACTATCTGGCTAAACGCAGAACTTCTAGCATCCAGACCTTTAAGACCCTGAGACAACCTTTTGAAAGCCTCGAAAGCTCCAACAAAATTGCCCTGCGCGTCTTGAAGCTGAATACCAAATTGCTGCAACTGATTGATGGTTTCAGGTCTTTGAATTCTAGTAAAAATTGTACGAAGACCAGTAGCGATAGTCTCAGCACTTTCTCTGGTAGTGGCACGAACACTAGTGAAAAGTGCAATCAATTCATTCACACCACCACCAGCCGCAGAAAATACACCACCAACTCTACGAATAACTGTAATGAGGTCATCAGATTCTACGGCAAACCTTTTAGACACCGCATTGATGGCATCCAAAGATTGCTCAAGAAACTTAATATCACCACCCGCATTTCTAGCCTCTTTACTAAACTGACGAAGCAAAGCGATAGCGCCCTCAGTCGTATCTTGAATACTGCTAAACGTAGCCCCTAAGCTTGTTTTTGCCAAAATATCCAGCGCTTTACGAGTTTGCTCTGCGGAAAATCCTGCCTGAGCCAAAGTACGAGAAACGCCCAACAAATCAGCGGAAGAAGCTCCTAAGCTAGTAGAAAGCCTAGTTACCTCTTTTGTTAAATCGCTAAGTTGACTTACGCTTTTACCAGTAACCTGAGATATTTTTATAAGCTCGCGCTCAAATTCAATGGCGGCTTTGGTAGCGTTTTTAAATCCCGTGACAAAAGAAAGCAAAGTTCCAGTAGCCAAGGTAATAACACTAAATCTTCTAGTAGCCTCTTGAAGGTTGCGATTAAGATTACCAATGTCTCTAGCAGCAGCTTTAGAGTTTTTGCTAACGTTTTGAAGCTGCCTATTGGTTTGAGCCATTGATCTAGGGTCGGCTTTTACTTTTATATTTACAGTATTTAACCCGCTACCCTTTAGCTGTCTCTGTATATCAGAAACAACCCTTCCAACATTCTTTGGTGACTGCAAATTAATCTGTGCAGTTAAATTAAATCGTTGCGCCATCTTTTCTCCGCTATATAAAAGACGGAGGAAACCATGAGATTTCCCCCGCTAGAAGCATTGCCTAGTATTTATACACACTTATGTCGATTTGGCATCTGTTTTTTTAGCCGTTGTTTTACGCCTAGTTTTAGGTTTTGGCTTTTCTTCAGATTTTTCTGCAATAGGTTTATCATTATCATCCAAAAATGGCTGGCGCTCCTTCAATGACAACTTAACCCACTCTTCTTCACCATCTTTGGTGACAAGAACAACTTCTTCTCCCTCGCGATTCACAAAATAAACCTGATCAGGATCTTTTTCTTTTTTGCCCTTTTCTGTGCGGTAAGCTATGAAACGGCCCTCATCGTTAATCAAACGTCCGTCTGCATCTGTGAGATGACCCTCATCATTAATTAGACGAAGCTCTTCATCAACAAAATTAAACTCTTTAAGAAACTTATTTTCCTCAAGGTTTTTGTCGTAGTTGGGGTCAAGATTGTAAAGCATATTGGCTAGTTCACTAGCTGCTTGAGATGCCCAAGGCTGATCTGCCTGAGCCTCATAAGCCTGAACATCTGCGAATTTGTGACTATTACCAGAGGCGTCATAAATGCATGTAGAAACCAAAGAAACAAATCTAGCATTGTCAGCTTGGCCTTCAGCAGAGTTATTGTCTAGAGCATTTCTTTCGCTAAGAAGATCTCTAAATTCATCTCTTTTAACTTTTAGCTTGAGAGCAATATCTTTAGCATCAGACAATCTAATACCACCCTTTTTCAAAGCCTCTTCCATGCCATTGATTTCTTCAACCAAAGCATCGTACTGCTTTTCTTTTTTCTCGTCCCAGATACCCTGCTCTTTCATATAATCCGTGAGCTTTTGACGAAGCAGCGCCCCTGAATCAAGAGCTTCCCTGAAAGCCTTATTGTAAGCTATTTGAGATTTGTTGTAGCACTTAGCAGTAGGGCGCTTAACAACAACCACGACTTCGTTGCCATCGTTGTCTTCACCCTTTACAGTTCTTTGCTTATCGTTTTCCATCTTCTTCTCCTTTAGTTTTTGCCACTGGCAGGTTGATAAAATATTTCTTTTTACTAATCTCGTAATTCACAAACTCAGATTCAAGACTTCTAATTTGAGTATTTCCGCGATCAAGAATTTTTGCACGGACATCTTCAAATATTGACTTGACATGTTTTTGTTCTGGTGTAAGCTCATCTTCCGACAATTCAAAGCCCCACAGAAAACCAAAGTGTTCTTCTATTGTTGAAAGCGCACCTATCATAGTAGTTTGTATTCTTTTTTTAGAAGCTTTAAATAAACTGTCTTTAGAAACTTCTTTGTAGCGATCCTCTCTAGACTTTTTATAGTCTATTGAGTCCTTTAAAAATTTGTTATAGTCTTCCATTATCTCATTCCTTTTATTTTACTTTTAGCAGCTTGCATACTTTCCATCGCGATATCTTGTTTTATATCGTTCAGTTCTGTAAATTTTATTTGCTTTCCTGCGTTCTGTATTGTGTTTTGTCTGTCTTTTATTATACCCCTAACCGCAGGATGATTAACGTCAAATATTTTGTTAGCCTCTTCTTGGTCTTTAGCCATCAAGAATATTTCTTGAGAATTAGCTATCTTTGGATTTTTAATCATGTCTTCGGCTTGCTTCTTTTTCTTTTGTTTGTCATACTCTCTTCTTTGATGTATAAACCAGCCGTCAAGACAGTCGTCATCTTCTATAACTTTTTCATCAGGAGCTTCTGAGCTTTCATATACATTATCGTACATAGAAGAGTAACTTGACAAAGAAATCTGATCTTTAGTCAGTTCACAAGCAGGCTTTCCAAAGGCGTTGCCTTGTTTTTTACCTATGTTCCACATGGATCGCCAAGGCTCACTTCTTGCAACAAGCCTGAATTCAGTTGAAGATATTTGATTTGAATTATAAAAATCCATCAATGAAGATATAGAATGTCTAGACCAATCATAAGGAGTCTTATCTACATTGTAAACTGTTTTAGATATTATCCATATAGATCTAGCAAACGAAGCAACACCCTCACAAGAAATGTGATCTAGTGTGTGTTTTTTAGTTTTGCATTTAAGCAAATCTTTTTCTAAAAATCTTAATACCATCTTTATGTTTGCCAAATCCTTGGTCTTGTAAAAAAATTCAAAAGCTTTAACTTTGTGATCTTCTATTTGCTTTTCTATTTTTTCTGCTTCACGATCATCATAAGGTGTCCAAAGATTATTTTCCATTAATATTGGCAAAAGTTCACTTTTTAAATAAACACCCTTAAAATACGCCTCTTTATAGGCTTGATCATAAACTTCAAAAGATTCCTCAAGTATTTCTTTAGTCGGTTCATAAATGTATAAAGCAGGATCACCCAGCGAACAGCGTAAGCGACCCTGCAATATACGACATAAAGTTTTCTCGTTTAAAATATTATCCATCCCAAATTCCCATTTCTACTCGCCTAAGCATTATCCCAAAACTTAGGCTATCGCAGATTAACCGCCTTGAACAGTCAAGACATTAAAGTTGCTGAACGAGTAACTAACTGTAGCGTTTCCACCACCAGTATCACCACCAGAATAACTAACGCTTGAAAGCTTGTTCTGTGTACCAAGGTCGATAATAGTTCCAGCAGTATCTTTGATGATAAGCGTGTTATTGGAGAGGTTTGGAGCGGCGCCCGAAACGTTAATCAAGTCACCAGAAGTAGCTATAACTTCAAAGTCACAGGTAACTTCAACCGGGAACGTTGCGTATCGGTGATAAGGACCGAATCTACCAAGTTCCTGAATATTCTCTTGACCAAAGTCTGTGCTAACAGCAATACTTTGGATGTGAGCGTTATCACTAATGCCAGCTTCACTAGAAGCGTCATCTCCACCCTGAGATTTAAGGATGGCTGGCAAAGTTGAACCGGCGATGTCAACATCCACTCTACGAACAACACCAGAAACAGGAGTATCAGTCCCATCAAAACCGGATGTGATGTTAGCGTTTTCCTGCCAGTGACCGGTTGGAGTTATACCGATAACACCAGCGGTTTCAGCGTTCCAAAATCTATCGTTACCAACAAGAGTCACGGATTCTGTCGCGCTTCCATCAACACTATAATTGTATGCAACGGAAGATGTAAACATTCCAGAGTTAAAACAAACGTTTCTTGGAACGCCTGTCGCGTGCGAAAGACCATCGTCAAAGACGGCTACATAAACATCGCACCTTTCTTTTGTTGCAGCAACAACGTCAGTTTTGCAAGCACCGTTTGACGCAAGATCGAAAATAAGCTTTTCGCCGTCAATAACTTTTTCAAGAGTTACCTCGATATCAGCAACTTCTTCGATATTTTCATAAATTTCAATTTGCCCCATCTCAAAAACTTGGTCTAGGGTAAATGTTGAACTCATTCCTACGCTCTGCAAACCTTTAACAACGCTAGCGGCAGTAGGGGTAGCACCCCTGCCGACAATTGCAACAGCTTGGCAGGCATAGAATATTCTTTGGTTACGAG